GGTATTAAAACAAACTCACCCTCTACAGAATTACATGTTGTTGGTGGTATTAAGGCAACAGGCTCTATTGACTTTGATGGTGGTGGATTTGTGTTTAATGAATCTGGTGCTTCAGTAGACTTTAGAGCAGAAACAAATACATTAGCAAATGCTTTCTTTATTGATGGTTCAGCAGATAAAATTGGTTTTGGTACAAATACACCAGCTAACGCTAGTGTTGAAATAAACCAGGCCAACTCCTCAGGTGCCATTGCATGTTTATCTTTAGATCAAGACGATCAAGATCAAGAGTTTATATATTTTGACGGAACATCTGCTAGTGATAGTTCAGCTAGTCTTTCATCATCAACTGGTACAACAAGTAGTAAAGTAGGAGCAATAAGAGTAAACATTGGTGGAACAGATCGCTGGATTAGATTTTATGATTCTGCAGTATAGGAGCCACAATGCCACTTACAAAATTGCAAATAGCACCAGGTATAGATAAACAAAATACTGAATATGGTGCAGAAGGTCGTTGGGTTGATTGTGATAATGTTAGATTTAGATACAGCTTACCTGAAAAATTAGGTGGTTGGGAGAAAGTTACAAGTGATGCACTCGTAGGTGCAACAAGAGCCATACTTACTTATAGTGATTTAAGTGGTGTTAAGTATGCAATCTATGGCACTAACAAAAAACTTTATGCATACTCGGAAAATTCATACGCTGATATAACTCCTATCAGAGCTACAGGAACAGGTAATATAACACAGTTTGAAACTACCAATGGTAGCACTACAGTTACTGTTACAGACTCATCTCATGGTGCTTTGATCGGTGACTTTGTAACAATTGCAAGTGTCAGTGGTGCAGTAGGTGGTATCTCTGCAGCTAACTTAGAGGGTGAGTTTGAAATACTTACAGTCCCTAATGCTAACACATTTACTATAGAAGCAAAAGCAGCGGCTAGTTCTGATGCTACAGGAGCCACGGCCAACGGAACATATCAAATCAATACAGGATCAGCGACATCTATATTTGGTTACGGATGGGGTGCATCTACATACGGTGCCTCAACTTGGAATACAACTAGAGAAGGATTGACAGGTGGTCAAGGTGTGTTACTTGAGTCAGCTAAATGGGCTTTGGACAACTGGGGTGAAGACGTATTAGCTTTACAATTTAATGGTGGGTTGTTTTATTGGGACACATCTGCAGGATTATCTAACAATAGGTCTTCAGTTACTAATGTCTCCAATGCACCCACAAAAACAAGGTTTATGTTAGTATCAGGCGATGACAGACATGTCATTTGTTTTGGTACAGAAACAACAATTGGCACATCATCTACACAAGACAATATGTTCTTGAGATGGTCAGGTCAAGAAGATCAAAATGTTTGGACACCGACAGCAACTAATACAGCAGGATCAAAAAGATTGGTAGATGGTAACTTCATACAAACAGCAGTACGATCAAGAGGTGCTGTTCTTATATGGACAGATACAGCTCTATATCAAATGCAGTTTATTGGACCACCACTAACTTTTGGATTCAATCAGCTAGGTTCTGCTTGTGGTTGTATAGGATTAAATGCAGCTAAAGATGTCGGTGGTGTATCGTTTTGGATGGGTACAGACTCATTCTTTCTATTTGATGGTGCAGTGCAAAAGATACCATGTAGTGTACAAGATTATGTGTTTGATGATTTAAACGTAAATGCTAAGCAAGATATATTTTGTGCAGCTAACACTGACTATAATGAAGTAATGTGGTTCTATCCCTCTGCTAACTCACAACAAATAGATAGAGTGGTGTTTTATAATTATGCAGAAAATCTATGGTATATAGGATCATTAGCTAGAAGTTCATGGGCTGATCGTGGCACATATGATAATCCTTATGCTGCTGAATTTAAATCTACAGATACAACTGCAACAATATCTACAATTACAGGACTCAAAGCAGGTAGAACATTTATACATCTACATGAGTTTGGATCTAACGATGATGGCAGTGCTATGAACACACACATAGAATCTGGTGATGTTGATATAGCAGACGGAGATCAGTTTATGTCAATTGGTAGATTAATACCTGACTTTAAATCACAAGCAGGCACTGTAGATCTTACAATTAAAACCAGACCTTATCCTAATGGCACACAAAAGACACACGGATCTTTTGATATTACAACTAGCACAACTAAAAAAGATACAAGGATAAGAGGTAGACAAGTGGCTGTAAGAGTTGCTAGTGATGCCATTGATGACAATTGGAGATACGGTACCCTTAGATTAGATATTAAACCAGACGGAATGAGAGGATCATAATGTCAAAGATACAAATACCTAGATTACCACAAGCAACACCAGAATATAGTCAACAACAACAAAACACATTAATACAAACATTAGATCAACTAATATTTTTATTAAACAATACATATACACCAGAAACATTAAGAGAAGAAGATGAAAGGATAAGTTGGTTCTTATCGTAAATGGCTAATACATATACAAACTACAAGGCTATATTAACAAATACAAATTTGACTACATTGTATACTGTACCTGCAGAAACTACAGCTATTATAAAATCAATACATGTAGCTAATGTAGATACATCAAATGACTGCGAAATATCTGTATTCTTAGTAGATTCTGGTGCAACTAGTTACACATTACAAAAGAGTAGAGATATAGAAAAAGGATCTACACAAGAGATATTAGCTGCAGGTAACATCAGTCAAATTTCATCAGATTCTCATACTGCTACTGCTACACCTTTGATAGCAAAAGAGTCAGAGATAATAAAAATACAAGCTGAAAATGCTAATGATTTACATGTAATTCTTAGTGTTTTGGAGATAACATAAACATTGCAAGGAGACTAAAAAATGAGTATAAAAGAAGATACAATCGTTGTTGCTGGGAAGACAATTCCTAAGATAGATGTAGAAGCTACTACAACTATTAAACACGCAAAAACAGGTAAAGTCTACGCTTCTGACGAAGAAGCAACCAAAGACGTTCAAGATCCTGCCACCGACACAACAGAAAATGACATACAAAAAGATGTCGCTATTAAAGTAAACAAAATGCCGGATATATTCGGAGGGACAAGTTAAACATGGATTATAGCATGCAACAATATGAAACCAGTGGTTTGGGGTCATTCCAAGCTGAGGTTTCAAAAATTGCAGATTTAGGTAGATTCGAAGATGCTTACATAGCACATGTCGCTGAAGGCGAAACAGTTGTGCCTATGGAAGTTCTTGATTCTAATCCTAGACTCAAAGCAATGTTGTTCAATCAAATGCTAGACATGGGTATTAACCCTGAAAGATATATTGTAGGTAATGAGTTTAACTCTATTAATCCTGTTACAGGACAACCTGAGTTTTTCTTAAAAAAAATTTTTAAAGGTGCTAAGAAGGCACTAAAAAGTATAGCACCATATGCTGGGACTATTGCTGGTTTAGCTGGTGCAGGACCCATGTATTCTGCACTAATAGGTGCAGGTGTACCATTGTTAGCTGGTAGTGATGCTGGAGATGTTATTGCTGGAGGCATTGGAGGATTTGGTGCAGGTAAAATTATGGGCACTAGTGATTTCTTTTCTGGATTACCAGCACCAGAGACTGGCATATTTGCAGGTGGTGAGTACGGTAAATTAGGACAAAATTTAGGGTTACAAAGTGCAGAAGAGAAAGCAACTTTTGATCAAATGCAGGCAGATGTAATGGCTAATGATGCATTAGACTCAGCTCAAAAAGTAGAACAATTAGAAGCAAATAAAAAATTATATAAAAAAGGTATATTTGATAATCCAGTTGCCTTGGGCACTATTACAGCCGCATCTTTACCATTAATAACGCAAGCATTAAAACCCGAGGACAAAGGATCAATTGAAGATAAATTTCCAGGCTTTTATAGTTTATACCCACAAGATCCTTACTATGGTCAGTTTGGTAATCAAATGCCTATGGCCGCTGATGGTGGTATTATGGACTTAGAGTATATGGATAAGTATGCTATGGGTGGAGAGTTTCCAAGAAGACAAGGTCAGATCTCAGGACCTGGTGGACCTAAAGAT